TCACCCCTCCTCCACCACCGCGCGAAAGCTCAGCCGTGCGTGGTGCGTGTCGATGTCGTCGATGAAGCCGGTATCGGCGCGCTCCGCCCGGAGATTAACGAGGCCGTACCCGTCAAGCTCCAGCCCCGCCTCGTGCAGCAGCGTCCGCGCGCGCTCCACGATCGCCAGCGCCTCGCTCTTGCCGCGCGCCTTCGACCAGGCGTGAAGAGAGAAGAAGAGTTCCGCGCCCGCGCCCTCGTCGACGCTCCAGTCGAACACGCTGATGCGCCCGAAGGTCAGATAGGGAAACGCCACCCCCGCCGGCGCGTGGTCGTAGATTTTCGGCCCGCCCAGAAGCGCCGCCAGGGCAGCGTCGCTGGCAAGTCTCGCAAACACCGCCTTTTGCAGTTCAATCGCCGCCGACATGAGCCATCCTCCTTCCGGCTTCGCGGATACGCATGATCTCGGCTGCAACCTCGCCGGGTTCGTCCGGCAGCTGCGTCTCGACGTCGTCGGCCAGCCGGTGCGCCTGCGCGCGCAGCGCGCGAATGAGCCCCTCCAGCGTCAGTCGGAATGTCAGTTTCACGGCCGGTCCTCCCGCGTGCGGCAGACGAGGTAGCGCCCGGTCTCGTCGGGGTCGTGCACGGTCATGATCTGGAAGGCGCGGCCGTTCCTGCGAAACCGCATGCCGGCCGCAACGCCTGCCCGGTTGCGCAGGGTCACGCGGTGGGTGATCCGTTCCAGCCCCTGGTCTGCGCCGAACCGGGCACTTGCTGTGACCGGCTCCAGCCGCGCAAACACGGTCGCCACCTCCTGCCAGTCCTCGCCATGCCCGCCCGCCCCGTCCGACACGGGCGTTGCCGCCTCGAGCGCCAGTTCGGTGCGCAGCGCGCCGGGGTCGATGAATTCGGTCGCCATCAAAGTCTGCCCCTGGTCCAGGGCGCGATCAGCCGCCGATAGCCGGAGGGAAAGGCAACCGGCTGGTCGTCGGCCCCGAAGGAAGCGCGAAACTCGAACCAGTGCGCGACCAGCGCCAGCATCGCGCGCTTCAGCAGATCCGGCACATCCGGCCCCGCCTCGCCGAAACCGGCTGCCAGATCTATCTCGACGCCGTTCATCACCCGCTTGGCCAGCGGCCGCTCTGCAAACCAGAGCCTCGCCGGCCGCGAATGCGGGTCGAGCCGATAGGTCGCCGGATCGACCACGAACCCCTCGCCATCGGCGCCGAACACCGTCACCGAAAGGATTTCCTTCACCGGATGGCGCGCGATCCGCACCACCCCGGTCACCGGCACCCGGTCCAGTGTCAGGCGCCAGGTCTGGTCGATCAGGGCAAGCCCGGTTGCGGCCTCCACCTCTTCCCGCGCGGCGCGGATCAGCCCCTCGATCAGGCCATCCTCGCCGTCATGGTCGAGTCTGAGATGCTGTTTGGCCTCGGCCAGCGTCACCGGCTCGGCCGCGGGGGCCGTGGTCCTGAAAAGCGCCATCAATCTTGTCCTGGTTCTTGAAAAGGAAGCGGCCCCGGCAGGAGGGGACCGGGGCCGCACCAGCGCGAGCAGCGGCGGCAGGCAAGGGGTCACCCGCCACCACCGACCCGCACCGGATGGGATGTGTGCGTTGCTTCAATCGTCGTGCTGCAAGCCCCCCTCTTGCGTTTTCCAAGCACTTGCTCGGGGACGAGCCCACTCGCAAATGCAGGAAAACGCTTTCTCCCCCTCAAGGGGGGAGATCAGGCGCGGCGATGCAGCGTCCTCTTTTGAACGCCGGCGATTGGCGAAGCCCGGCATGACGTCCAATCTCCCCCCTTGAGGGGGAGATGGCTGGCAAGCCAGAGGGGGGTGTTAACGACTCGGCCTTGGCCGTCCGATCTCCACCCCGACGACAGCAGATGTCCGCCGGAGTGGAATTATCGGGCAATCTCCTACGCCGTGCCGAACTTCAAGAGCTTGATCGCGTCAAAATCCTGCACCCCGCCACCGACGCGCTTGGTCGTGTAGAACAGCACGTAGGGCTTGGCCGAATAGGGATCGCGCAACACGCGCACGCCGGCCCGGTCGACCACCAGATAGCCGCGGCCGAAATCGCCGAAGGCGATGGGCGTGGCATCGGTGGCGATATCGGGCATGTCCTCGGCCTCGACCAGGCCGAACCCCATCAGCATGGCGCGCCCGCCCGGCACCGCCGGCGGCTGCCACAGATAGTTGCCGTCCTCGTCCTTCAGCTTGCGGATCGCGGCCTGCGTGCGCCGGTTCATCACCCAGTTGGCATTCTGCCGATAGCCGGCCTTGAGCGCGTAGATCGTATCGATCAGCACGTCGGAGGGATGATCTTCCGGCAATTCGCCGGCTACGCCCGTCGCCACATAGCCGAGCTTGCCCCACTCCCAGGCGGATTCCGCCACCTGGTCATAGTGCAGGAACCCGGTCGGCTTGTTGGTGCCGTTACCGGTCACGAAGGCCGTGCCCTCCTGCTCGGCGAAGGACGCCTCCACCTCGCCCACGATCCACTGGTCGAGATCGACGGCGGCATCGTCGAGCAGCGTCGCGGTCGCCGCCGGCATGGCATAGAGTTCCATGGTCGGGAACTGCAGCTCGTCGAGGTTCGACGTGTCGGTCTGCGGCCTGGCCGCCGTCTCGCCCACCCAGCCGACAGCCGGCCCGGTGACCTGGAACGGCTTCTTGAACACCGCGCCCGAGACCTGCCTGACCGAGGCGATGGCGCGGATCGGCGACAGGCTGGCGAGCCTCGTGCCGATGCCCGTCTCCACCTCGTCGGGCACCAGATAGCCGCCATCCTGCGGCGAGCCATAGCTCATCGCCTTGGCCTCCAGCGCGCGCAGCCCCCGTTCGTCGCCGGAGCGCAGATAGGCGTCGAAAGCCTGCTTGCGTTCGGGCGAACCCGAGGCCGGTCCATCGCCGCCACGAGCCGGCCGCGCCCGCTTCAGCACCAGCTCGTCGAGCGCCTTCTTCTGCTGGTCGAGCGCGTCCGAGATGCGGTCGACCTTCTCGACCGTCACCACGTCAGCGCTCATGCGCCGCTCGAGGCTCGAAAGCCGCTCGTCATTGGCCTCGCGAAAGGCCGAAAACGCGCTCATGAACTCGCCGAAGGCGTTGTTCAGATCGCCGTCCGGCGGCAGCGCCTTCACTTCCGGCGCGCGCATGTCCTTGGTCGTCATGTGGATTTTTCCTTTCTTCTCATTGCAAATGCCGCCAGCCGCAGCCGCGCGGCCAGCCCGCCCGCGCCGCGCGCGGCCTTCACCGTCTCCACCCTGGCGCCCGCCAGCATGGGAAACGTCACCACCGAGATCTCCCAGAGATCGGCCTCCAGAATGCGCCGTACGCCGGACTTGGCGTCGGTGCGCGCCCTGACGGTGCGAAAGCCGATCGACAGCCCGTCCAGCGCGCCTGCCCGCATCAGCTCCAGCACCTCGCGCGCCTTGGCAACGCCTGTCGCCAGCCGCCCGTGCACCAACAGCCCGCGCCCGTCCTCGACCACGCTCAGCCAGTGGCCGATGGGCTGGTTCGGGTCGTGCTGGAACAGCATGCGGATGCCCGCTGCCCCGCGCGCTGCGATTGCTGCCGAAAACGCCCCGCGCTCGACCATGTCACGCGCCATGTCGACCTTGCCGAACAGGCTCGCATAACCGCAAAACTCTCCCCCCGCCTCGACCTTCTTCAGGTCGAGCCGCGCGAATTTCTTCTCGCCATTCATTGGGTTTTCCTGGTGTTTGTTGTTCGTCCCGCCCTTCCTTCTCCCCTTGTGGGAGAAGGTGGCCGAGCGAAGCGAGGTCGGATGAGGGGTCCTTTTCCCCTATGCCTTCACCCCTCGCCCCTTCGCTTCACCGCCCGTATCGCCAGCCCCAGCACCCACCAGGCGAAGAGGCTCGCGGCCGCCGAGCCGGTCAGCATCGCCTCGACCGGACCGATCGCATCCGCGATGCCCAGCTCGGCCGCGATCTTGAGGCCCGCCGCGCCGCCGAAGACGAGGCCCGCCACCAGCCCGACGGCGAAACGAAGTGCCGCCTCGCGGCGGTTTGCCGGCATCATGCAGGCCAGCGAAATGGCCGAACCCGCCACCGCGCCCGCCCCCCGCGCGCCCCACATCCAGGCATCCGGTGCGTCGGTCATTCCTGCATCCTCCGTCCATAGCCCACCGCCTCGCGCTTCTCGTCCTCGGTGAGGAAATCGGCGCGGCCGACCCGGCGCCATAGCGCCTCGCGCTCGACGGAAAGTCCCTCGATCTGGTCGGGGTCGGGCTTCATCAAAAGCGTCCGGCCGAAAACCGGCCCCAGCCAGGCGGCGAATTCGCCGGCCGTGCGCGCCACCATCGGCATGACGGTGAAGCGGTAGAAGGCGCGGTTGGCCTCCTGATAGTTGGAATAGGTATTGTCGCCGGGAATGCCGAGCACCATCGGCGGCACGCCGAAGGCGAGTGCGATGTCGCGGCTGGCGGCGTTCTTGGCCTCGATGAAGTCCATGTCCTTGGGCGTCAGCCCCATCGCCTTCCAGTCGAGCCCGCCATCGAGCAGCAGCGGGCGGCCGGCCCGCGTTACCCCCGCATAGCCCTCCTCCAGCTCCGCCTTCAGCCGCTCATACTGGTCCTCCGACAGGTTCCCGCCTTCCTTGGGCGCATAGACCAGCGCGCCAGACGGCCTTGCCGAATTGTCGAGCAGCGCCTTGTTCCAGCGCGCCGCCGCATTGTGGATGTCGAGCGCCATGAGGGCTGCCCTCAGCGGCGCAAAACCGTAATGGTCGTCGAGCGGGTGGAAGAGCGACAGATGAAGCGCTGCCCCGCCGGCCAGATCGATCCGCCGCTTGCGGCTTCCCTCCCGGTGCTCCAGCGCCACCGGCCAGCCGGCGGCGTCGGTGGCGACACTCACCCGGTCGGGCCGCAACAGATGCAGTTCGCGCGCCCCGCCCGGCCCCTCGATCTTTTCCACATAGGCATTGCCGGCCATCAGCAGGTGCCCGTACAGCGCCTCGAAAAAGACCGAACCCGCCTGCAGCCGGTTCGGCCGTGCCAGAAGCGCCAGCAGGGGATGGCCGGACAATTCCCGCCCGTCCTCATAGACCGCCCACGGCACCGAGGCTCGCTCGCCAGCGCGCCGTAATCCTGCCTGGTCCAGCGCGCCGTCTCTGCCATGTGCAGCGCCACGAAACCGGTCGCCGCCTGCTTGGTCTCGGCCGGCGCCATCCTTCCCGGACGCTTCGCCCAGGGCCAGTTGATCTGCATCGTCGTGTCCTCTGGTTCTGGTGTTCACAGCGCCCGCACATGCGGTTCGCCCCGGCCCTTCAGCATCAGTTCGCTCAGCGCCCAGACCAGCGCGTCGAGCCGGTCCGGCGAACGCCCGCCCGACAGCCCGTCGGGACCGAAATCGCACATCTCGTCTTCCAGTGCGGGAAACCGCCTTGCATGGCTCACCTTGCCCGCCTCGTAGAGCGCGGCCACCGGCTCGGCGCGCATCCACTTGCCCCGGCTGGCGCGCACCTGGCGCACCGGCACGGCCGCGTCGACCGCCTTCAGCACCGAGACCACCATCTCGCCGCCCTGGTTCACCTCCGCCACGATCGCGTCGGCGCCGAACCGGTGATAGAGCGCGACCGCCTTCATCGCCCAGGCTTTCGGGCTGGCGGCCTCGATCGTGCCGTCCTCCAGCACCACCGCCCTGCCCTCGCCGGCATTGCCCGCCACCACGATGCCGCAGGCGCTCGAGGTCCGTCTCGAGGTTGCCGGCGGGTCGACCGCCACCACGATGCGCAGAAGCGTCCCCGCCGCCGGTCCTGCCAGCGCCTTTTCGATCGTCTCGCGCGACCACAGCGCGTCCTCGCGGTCGGCCACGATCTCGCCCTCGATCTCCTGGCGCCCGAGCCTTGAATCCCCGTAGCGCTTCATCAGCGCCGGCAGGAAACCCGGCGCCAGGTTTGCCGCATTGTCTGCCGTGCGCATGTCGGTCCGGAAATAGGCCGCGTCCTCGATCAGCCGCATCAGAAGCGGGATCGGCCTCGGCGTGGTGGTGATCAGCTGCGCCGGCCTTGTCCCCAGTCTCAGCCCGAACTGCAGCATGTCGAAGGTCGCCTCGACATTCTTCCACTTGGCCAGCTCGTCGCACCAGGCCGCCTCGAATTGCGGCCCGCGCAGGCTGTCGGGGTCCTCCGACGAGAAGGCCTGCGCCACCGCGCCATTGTCGAAGAGCAGCCGCCGGCGGCTTGCCTCGTAGCGTGGCCTGCCCATGCGGGCCACCGAGACGATGCCCGAAGGCCCCTCCACCATCACCTCGCGCACATCCGACAGCGTCTCGCCCACCAGCGCGATGCGCCCTGCCCGCCCCTCGGCAAAGGGCGAGATGCCATTGGCCAGCGCGTTGACCCATTCCGCGCCGAGCCTGGTCTTGCCCGCCCCGCGCCCGCCGATCACCAGCCAGCCGTCCGGCTGCCCGTCCTCGTAGCGCCACAGGCCCTGCTGCTGCAGCCGGCCGCGAAAATGCCACTCCTCAGCCAGTCTCTCCAC